ACGGCGCTGTCATACATCTTCATTGTATTGACTGATCTGTTAGGCCTTGTCAGCTCCAGCCACTTCCCGGACCATTCCCGGAATGTTGTTACCTTGTCGACATACAGTGTCCCGTCATGGGATGCCTTGATAAGTTCTTCTTTCTGGAGATCAATCTCCAAATCAGTGTAGCCGTAGACATGGATCCGTTTTCCGTCAATCCGGATCGTGGCTTCCTTACGACCGTCTGCGCGTCTCTTATACTTCGCTTTTGCCATAAAAATAACCTCCTTAAATGGTGACTTTAAGAAGGGCATTGTGATATACTATCAGCGTGGTCGGTTGATGGTGCGCAATGCCCATTGACAACATACCTGTCTTGCGAGTGACGGCGCGGGGCAGGTATTTTTTTATTTACTCCTTTTCTCTTCTGTGGGCTCTGATTTCAATCAGGCCGGTTGGATCGCTTGAATCAAAATCGCCGCGGTTTATGTGGTCGACCTCATGACCGCACGCTTCGAGCTTCTTCTTATAGCACAAACACTCATTAATACATATCGTATACCAGTCATCTTTCCGCACGACATACGATTTGATACGTGCCGGCATGACAACGGTATATACTCTGATATTCTTAATCCGACATTCTTTCAATAAATTTCTGTACAAGTTCTATGTCCTCCGGTTTCAGGTCGGCCGCTGCCTTGAAGAGCAGACCGTATTCGGGATTGGTGCGGAGACGATCGGTTATTATCTGGACAACTTCGTCATCATAATATTCCTGCTCTGAATTGTCTTTAGATTCGTTCACTATTTCCAGAACCTTCTTTTTGAAATCCTCTTCTGATTTTTGCCACATCGGCAGTTGAGATAGCTTCTTTGTTGATTCATCAACAAAGCGGGTTACTCCATCTGCGTCTTCCAGAATGGCAGAACGCGGCACTCCGAAGAATTGGCACATCTTATCTACTTTATCCATGCGAGGTATACGTTTACCGTTAGTCCATGTGGAAACCGTGGACTTACTCACGCCAATAGCATCAGCGAGCTCCTGCTGAGACTTTTCATTTTCTATTAATAGGTTGGTGATGTTCCGACCTATTCTTTTTGCGCTTTTGTCCAGATTCGTCATGGTAAACACCTCGTTTCATTTAAGTCTACTTCTTTAGATTCATAATAACACATCTGCGAAAAAAAGTAATATAAATTTACAAAATGGTATTGACAGTTGACTAAATGTCTACTATTATAATGATTGTCGGCGGGCAGTCGACAGAAAATAAACAACGAAAGGAGTGAGGTGGATGTCAAAAATCAGTCTTGCGGCAGCGAGGGTAAATGCAAAGTTGACGCAAGAGGAAATGGCTGAAAAGCTGGGAGTCGCAAGACAGACCTACCATGCATGGGAGTCCGGAAAGGCGGATATGAAGGCGGCATATTTTATCGCGTTCTGCAGTATCACCGGATTCTCAACAGATGATATTTTTTTGCCCAATGAGTCGACAAATAGTCGACAGATGTAAACAGAGAGGAGATTAAGACATGAAAGAAAATACATTCATCCTTTGTCAGCGCCTGTTGAAGCTGGTGCAGGCTACGAGGGCCGGAGCAGATGTCGTAGACATCGAGTATTTCGGCAACGATCATACCGATGACGCACATGTAGACATCATATGGGCGAGCGGATACACCAAAAGAGTTGACGTAACTGCCGACAGCGGCATTGCAATGATTAAGGATGTGTTGGAACAAATCACATGAAAGGAGAGATTAAGACATGAAACAGGTAATGAGCTTCACACAGCTCGTGGGCATTGGGTATTCCAAGGAGCAGCTGAAGCGCTATTCCCAGGAAGAAGACTTCCCCGGCTACAAGACGCCCGGAGGCGGGAAATGGCTCGTCTATGTCGATGACCTGCCGAGCTGGATCGAAAGATTCAACCTGAGGCAGAACAACTTATCCGAGACAGTCAAGCGGTCGATGAGGCGAAGGATCTTCGGAAGAAGGAGAAAACCGGCATGAAGACAATCAGCATCAAGATTGAGAGAGTTGGCAATGGGATTCGGGCGACGTTGAACACATATGTCATCGGAACGGGCGATGTATATCAGGCAGCTATCAAGGATCCGTTTTCCGAGCATCCGTTTTATTTTCTGGACGGAGCCAGACATGACTTAACCGAACACGAGAAAAAGCGGCTCAGGGAGCTGATCGAGGAGGCAAAAGACAATGTTTGAGGAGTATGACGAAGAACTGAAAAATAGATTCTTTGAAGGGATCGCAATGGGAATGGGATGCGCGACAATCGCGTTCGTGCTTGCCGTGTTGCTCATTCCGGTAATGTTCACATTCAACTGAGAGAGGGGAGAAGAAATGGCGATAAGAACACCGCAAAGGAACACTGCTATTCCGAAAACGGCACAGCAGTTTATTGATTCACGGCTGATGCTCAAAGCTATGAATCAGAAAGAAACGGGTTGCACATATTACGATAAGTTCAATTCAAAAAAACCATGCAAAATGACGTCGCAGAAGACTTGTGAGGGATGTCGCTTTTTTATGCCGAATTTTGCAGAACGCGCCGAAGCAGTTGCGGAACATCTGCACAAGATGGACACGAAACAGTCCGAACTCACAGAGGCATTAAAAGCCGCGCGGAGACGTGCAGAGTTGCAAGATAGAGAAATATTCAGACTGAAAGAAGTTGTCAAAGCATACAAGACTGTCGTGGAACTGATTAAAGAAGATTTGGAGGATGAAGCCGATGGCAGTAGCAAGGAAATGTGACCGGTGCGGAACATTTTATGACACTCCGGAAGCCGGCGAAGTGTCTGGTATCTGGTGGATGTACGGAGCGGCTACGGTTGGAAGTCCGCGGGATTTATGCCCGAAATGCACGGATGAGCTGAGTGACTGGATGGAAGGGGGCAAGTTGAATGCACAGCATGGAGAAGATTGTAGCGGACTGGAAACAGGCGGAAGCGAAGAGGCGGAAGAGACCGTATGTGAAGCCGGAGATTCTGAAGGTAGAGAAGCAGAACCCGCCGACCTGCCCGAAGATGAGCCCGAGACGAAGCCCGAGAAGCTTTCTTATTCCGTCGAAGAGCAAGTGAGGATGCGGTTGGCGGGGATGTTGCCAAAGGCAATTGCGGAGAAATGCGGAGTAAAGAACGCAACAATTTCTTCAAATATCAGCATCTTCAAGAAAGAGAATCCCGACCGCTACGCCGAGCTTGTAGCGGAATATGAAAAGCCCGCTATCGAGGTAACGGAGGGAAACCCGTGAGCGCCGTGACTGCCGTGCCGTACAAGGCTTACAAGCCGGCAGGATGGGAGAACTTCCAACACGGCGCGGAGACATACTGGAAAAAGACCTACAGCAACGATGCAAGGCAGAGCAGACAGGACACGCTCAACCAGAACCTTTTAAGAACCGACATGCACAACGATAAAAGCGGATTCTGCGGAACATGGACATCAGCCGAGCTCAAGGAGCTGTGGCGTCTCAGATACGAGAGAAAACCGAAATACACCTACGATCAGTTATCGAAGCGATTCCACAAGCCCAATACATGGGACATCGTGAATGCGCTTTGTCTGCTCCAGAACCGCAAGCGGTCAGGGATTGATATGTGGACTCCCATCAACAAGCCGTCCTGCGGAGATGACCCGTCAAGACCCGTAGTATTCCACAAACAAACCAGACCTATTGCCGAGAAGACAAAAGAAATCGTGCGGCTGCTCGGTGAGGGATATACACCAAAAGAAATCGGCGGGATAAACGGGATGACGAGAAAGGACGTCAGTTCCGCAATAAGCCGTGTGCGGAAGAATCACACAAAGCTCTTTTATGAGCTGATTGAAGAAGGCAAAGCACGCAAAAAATGAGCCGCAAGGAGTGAGGGATTCCTAAACGGCTCAGAGATTAAGACATAGTGATTATATCACGGAAAGGAGATTCATGTCAGTAAAAATCACATCATTTGAAGCAGAAAACGTGAAGCGCATCAAGGCGGTACAGTTCACTCCGTCAGAGGATGGGCTGACCATCATCGGGGGAAAGAACGCCAACGGCAAGACAAGCGTTCTGGACGGCATCGTGTACGCATTGGGTGGTGAGAAGAACCGTCCGAAGAACTTCAACCGGGAAGGTTCTGCGGTGCCCGGAAAAATCAAAATTGAACTCAGTAACGGCATCATTGTAGAGAGATCCGGTAAGAATGCCTCGCTCAAGGTCACGGATCCGAGCGGACGCAAGGGCGGTCAGAAGCTCCTTAACGAGTTCATCGAACCGCTTGCGCTCAATCTGCCGAAGTTCATGAACGCTTCCGACAAGGAAAAGGGCGAGACACTGCTGCAGATTATCGGCGTTGGTGAGGAACTTGCCGAACTGGATAAGAAGGAAAACTTCATCTACAGCGAACGCACGCTCGTCGGACGGGACGCGGACAAGAAGAGCAAGCTTGCGGAAGCTCTGGAATACTATCCGGATGCACCGGAAGAGCTGGTCAGTGCTTCCGATCTGATCAAACAGCAGCAGGAGATTCTGGCCAGAAACGGCGAGAATCAGCGCAAGCGTGACCGGGTAAAGGAAATCACGTTTGAAAAGCATCGTATCTTTGACGAGGCTCAGCGGCTTGAAAATCAGATTGCAGAACTTACTGCAAGACTGGAAGAGCGCAAAAAGGCTTATGAGAAGACCGCCGAGGATGAAGCCATCGCCATAAAGGACGCCGCCCAGCTTGAGGATGAAAACACGGCGGAGATCGAAGAGAGCATCGCTAATATCGAAGAAATCAATCGCCGCGTCAGAGCAAATTTCACAAAGGCCAATGCTGTCGATGAAGCAGAACAGCTCCGGAACGAGTACGACAAGATGACCGGAGAACTGGAAGCCGTAAGAAGTCAGCGCAAGGCCCTGCTCGATTCCGCGGACCTTCCGCTTGAAGGGCTTTCCGTCAGCGAAGGCGCTCTCGTGTACAAAGGTCAGCAGTGGTCGGACATGTCCAGTGCGGAGCAGCTGATCGTGGCAACTGCCATCGTTCGCAAGCTCAATCCGGAATGCGGATTTGTGCTCATGGACAAGCTTGAGCAGATGGATACGGACACGCTCGCAGAGTTCGGCGAATGGCTTGAAGCCGAAGGATTACAGGTCATTGCCACCCGCGTCAGCACCGGCGACGAATGCTCCATCATCATCGAGGACGGCACTATCGCAGAGGCACCGAAGAAGGGCGTACCGAAGAAGGAAGCACCGAAGACATTCCAGGCTAAGGCATGGACACCGGGAGAGTTTTAAGGAGGACATAAATGATCAAAGTTTCAAAGGGGAGAATTCCCAAAGCAAAGAAGGTCGTGCTTTACGGTCCGGAAGGAATCGGCAAGAGCACATTTGCAGCACAGTTTCCCGATCCGGTATTCCTCGATACCGAAGGAAGTACCGCATCCATGGATGTAGCGAGAATCGAACCGCTGTCATGGATGGAGATGCTCAGTGATATCAAGGAAATCATAAACGGAAATATTGATGTCCCCTGCAGGACCATCGTAGTTGATACGGCTGACTGGGCGGAGAAGATGTGCGCTGACCATGTCTGTGCTCAGAATCATTGGGACAGCATTTCATCACCCGGTTACGGTACGGGCTACCGTGTAGCATGGGAAGAGTTCGGCAAGCTCCTGAATCTGCTCTCTGAGGCTGCGGATAAAGGATTCAACATCGTCATCACTGCACACGCCATGATGCGGAAGTTCGAACAGCCGGACGAGGCCGGAAGCTATGACAGGTGGGAGCTGAAGCTCCAGAACAGTCCGAAGGCCAACATCTGCGCGACCGTTAAGGAATGGGGAGACATGGTTCTCTTCGCCAATTACAAGACGATCGTTACAGACAAGGACAAGCAGGGCAAGGGCAAGGGCAAAGGCGGCCGGCGCGTCATGTATACGGAACATCATCCGTGTTGGGATGCGAAGAATCGCTACGGTCTCCCGTCAGAGATGGATTTCTCCTATGAAGGCATCAGGGGAATCATCGAGGAGGAGATGTTCGCCATGAACAAGCCTACTGTTCCGGAAGCACCCGCACCTGCACCGAAGGTCGAAGTCGCAAAGAAGACGCACTATTTCGTGACAGGCGACAAGTTCTGGAAGGTGGAGAAGGGCGAGCCGATCCCGACTGAAGATGCTCTTCGGGACGCAAAGGAAATTACGAAGCGTGAGTATGATGCAAAGTCTGTTCTCGGTGACAAGCCGAAGGAAGACGCAAGCCCGCAGCAGACCGCATTCGCCGAGAAGAAGGTGGCGGAGCATAAGGCGAAGCAGGCCGCGGCGAAAGCAGAACCGAAGGAAGAAGCACGGGAGCTTGAGATTGATCCCGCAATCCCCGAGAAGGTCGCAAGGCTCATGAGGCAGTACGACACGGATGAGTGGGACATTCAGAATGTCGTATCGACGAAGGGTTACTTCCCGCCTGACCAGGCCGTCAGTACGTATCCGGATGATTTCGTGGACGGATGGCTCATTCCGTACTTTGACAAGGTCGCGGCTATGGCGAAAGAAGCAAGAAACAAAGCAGAAATACCATTCAACTAAGTAAGGAGGACTTGAAATGGCAGATAACAATTACAAAGACGATTTTATGACATGGGAAGAAACATTTGAAGCGGACGCCACAGCTCCGGAATGGAAGGTGCTCCCCAAAGGGACGTATCCGTTTGTGGTTGAGGAAGTAGAACGCACGTATGTATCCGATCAGAAGAAGAGTGACGGAAGCGTCAGCAAGTATGCAGGCTGCCCGATGGCAAATGTGACCTTCCGCATCACCGGAAAAGCAGATGACGGTGAAGAGATCGAAGTCACCCGTCATGAGAACTTCATCCTGCACCAGAAGTTCAAATGGAAGATTTCACAGCTTTTCATTTCCGTAGGTCTTGTCAAGCAGGGCGAACAGCTGCGCATGAACTTGTGGCCTGAACTGATCACAAGAGGCGGACAGTGCGAAGTCAGCGTGAACGAGTACACGAAGAGAGACGGATCCAAGGGACAGAGCAACCAGATCGACCGCTTCTGCGATCCTTCTGCAACTGCTCCGGCATGGAAGAGAGGATTTTAAATGGCAAAGATGGAGCTGAGACCCTATCAGAAAGAAGCCGTAAACGCCATTGAAGATGAATGGAGAAAAGGCGTCAAGAGAACGCTCCTCGTGCTCCCGACAGGAACAGGAAAAACGATCTGTTTTGCAAAGGTAACTGAAGACCGCGTGAGGATGGGCGACAGGGTGCTCATCCTCGCCCATCGGGGAGAGCTGCTCGACCAGGCAAGAGACAAGATAGCCAAATCAACGGGACTCGGATGCTCCGTAGAGAAGGCTGAGGAATCCTGCCTCGACAGTTTCTACCGGATAACGGTCGGAAGCGTGCAGACACTCATGAGGCAGTCAAGGCTTGACAGATTCAAGCCGGATCACTTTGGCACCATCATCATCGACGAGGCACACCACGCCCTATCACCATCTTACAGGAACGTCATAGACTACTTCGACGGTGCGAAGGTGCTCGGTGTGACGGCAACGCCTGACAGGGGCGATATGAAGAACCTGGGCGAAGTATTCGACAGCTTAGCCTACGAATACCGCATCACACAGGCAATAAAGCAGGGCTATCTCTGCAAGATAAAGGCGCTCACCATTCCGCTGAAGCTCGACCTTTCGGGCGTAGGCATAGCGGCCGGTGATTACAAGGCCGGCGAAGTAGGAACGGCACTCGACCCGTACCTTGATCAGATAGCCGACCAGATGGCGGAGCACTGCATGGACAGGAAAACAGTCGTGTTCCTTCCGCTTATAGCGACATCGCAGAAGTTCAGGGACATTCTGGAAAAGCGCGGATTCAGGGCGGCGGAAGTGAACGGAGACAGCGAAGACAGGGCAGAAATCCTTGCGGATTTCGAAGCCGGGAAATACAACGTCCTTTGCAATTCCATGCTTCTAACGGAAGGTTGGGACTGTCCCTCGGTGGACTGCATCGTGGTCTTAAGACCGACAAAGGTAAGAGGGCTTTACTGCCAGATGGTGGGGCGTGGGACGAGGCTTTCCCCGGGGAAAGACCACCTTCTTCTGCTTGACTTCCTCTGGATGACGGAAAAGCACGAGCTTTGCCGTCCTGCGTCGCTCATCTGCGATTCTGCGGACGTAGCGGAGCAGATGACGAAGATCCTTGAAGAGAACGCCGGGGAAGAGATGGAGCTGGAAGAGACCGAAAAGAAGGCAAGCGAGGATGTTGTCGCACAGAGAGAAGAAGCCCTTGCAAAAGAGCTTGCAGCCATGCGGACACGGAAACGAAAACTCGTTGACCCGCTTCAGTTCGAAATGTCCATACAGGCAGAGGATTTATCCGGCTATGTCCCGTCCTTCGGTTGGGAGATGGCACCCGCAAGTGACAAGCAGAAACAGGCGCTTGAAAAGTTCGGGATTTTTCCGGAGGAAATCGAGAACGCCGGCAAGGCCGCTAAAATCCTCGACAGGCTGCATGCAAGACGCATGGAAGGACTGACCACACCGAAGCAGATTCGATTCCTGGAGAACAAAGGATTCAAGCATGTCGGCACATGGCAGTTTGACGAAGCACGGCGAATGATCGACAGGATAGCCGGTAACGGCTGGCGGATTCCGCAGAGCATCTATCCGGTGGAATACATCCCACCATCACAACAGCAGGTAATGTTTAATGGATGATTTGAGAGAGATATTAAGACATCTTGACCCGGGATCCTGCGACTACACCGAATGGACAGAAGTCGGAATGGCCTTGAAGCATGAAGGCTATTCCGCTTCGGATTGGGAGGCGTGGAGTTCAAGAGACCGGTCGAGATACCACGAAGGAGAGTGCCTCCGGAAGTGGGAAACCTTCCACGGATCCGCGGAGCCCGTCACGGGCGGGACAATCTATCAGCTGGCCATAGATCATGGATGGGACCCGACAAAAGAGATCCAGAGCGGTTTTATGGACTGGGATTCGGAGTTCATCGCGGATGGGAAGATCATAGACCCGGGATGGGTGGAAGACAAAGAAATAAAGCAGCCTGACAGATGGCATCCGGCACGAGAAGTAAAACGGTACCTCGAAACGCTCTTCGAGCCGTCAGAGACGGTCGGTATCGTCGTGCAGAGCCGGATGGATGACGAGAAGAAGAAGTATATCCCTAAGAACGCGGGAAACTCCTTCCTTGTCAGTGACATATTAGAACGCCTTGCCACATGCAAAGATGACATCGGAGCCGCCATCGGCGATTACAGCAAGGATGCGGGGGCATGGGTACGATTCAACCCGCTCGACGGAAACGGCGCCAAAAACGCCAATGTGACGGAATACCGCTACGCTCTGGTAGAGTCGGACACGCTCGCCATCGAGAAGCAGAACGCGCTGATCCGGGAGCTTGAGCTTCCGGTCGCGGTCCTCGTGCATTCGGGCGGAAAAAGCCTGCACGCTATCGTCAGGATCGACGCTCCGAACTACGCAGAGTATCAGAAGAGGGTGGATTTCCTCTACAAGATATGCCAGAAGAACGGCATGGAGATCGACCGTCAGAACAAGAATCCGTCAAGGCTTTCAAGGCTCCCGGGATGTATCCGGGGAAAACAGAAACAGTATATCGTAGATACGAACATCGGTAAGAAGTCATGGGATGAATGGAAAGAATACATCGAATCCGTGAACGATGACCTGCCGGATTTTGAGAACATCTACGACATCATCGACAATCTGCCGCCGAAAGCGCCTGAGCTGGTCGAGGGCGTACTGAGAGAAGGACACAAGATGCTGATTGTCGGCGGATCCAAGACGGGCAAGTCCTATCTGCTCATCGAGTTCTGTCTGGCAGTTGCATCAGGCAGGACGTGGATTGGATGGCAGTGTGCGAAAGGGCGCGTATTGTATGTGAATCTTGAGCTTGACCGGAGCAGCTGTCTGCACCGATTCAAGGACGTATGTGAGGCGACAGGAACACCGAGAGAGGCTTTCAGGCACCTTGACATATGGAACTTAAGAGGACGGACAGAGAGCATCGACAAGCTCGTTCCGAAGCTCGTGAGGCGTGCGAAAAAGCACAGTTACAAGGTCATCGTAATAGACCCGATTTACAAGGTCCTTACCGGCGACGAGAATTCCGCAGAGCAGATGGCCAAGTTCTGCAATCAGTTCGACCGCATCGCAACGGAGACAGGAGCAGCTGTCGTATACGTCCACCATCACAGCAAGGGAGCTCAGGGCGGTAAGAAGTCCATGGACAGAGCTTCCGGATCCGGCGTCTTCGGACGTGATCCCGATGCACTCCTTGACCTGATCGAGCTTCCGCTGACGGAAGATGCAAAGCGTCAGGCCGTAAGAAATGCGGCTCTGGAAGCCGGAAGCGAATGGCTGAAGGCAAATCACAAAGACATATGGGCAGAGCTCCCGCAGGCATACGATTTCAACATGCCGGAAGACTACTACAACGCAGTAAAAGACAGGACGGGCATCACGGAATGGCTTGGCGATTTCCTCAATGTCATGCTTGCCGCGGAAGAGGAAGCGGACGCTTATTCCGGTCTTCGGGTAGACGGTACGCTTCGAGAATTCAAACGGTTCAAGCCGGTAGATATCTGGTTCAAGTTCCCAATTCACGAGGTGGATACGACCGGGATGCTGCAGGACATAAAGCCGGACGAAGAAGGCAGATCGCGGAGCAACCGAAACCTGAAGCAGTCCGGAAAGCGGGCGAAGACAAAGGAAGAGCTACAGCAAGACCGAAACGAAGAACTTGAGCAAATGTTCGACATGCTCGATATCGAAGATAGGGGGATGGTCAACATAGAAGACCTTCTGAAAGCCCTTGGCAAGAATGGTGAGCCAATGCCCTCGAGCACATTTTTCAGTAAAAATTGGTTTAACGCTAACAAGGAAAAGTACGAAAAGCAGGGCAAGCTCATCATAAAAAAAGAACCTTAAATAAACAATGAAAAAGGAGTTTGAGACACTTCATCACATCTTAATGAAAAAGGAGCGTTACTCCTATTTCGTTAAGTGTTAATGAGAAAGGAAAATGCAACCCTATTTCATTAAATATGAATAACCCTACCCCCCTACGGGGGGTATATGTAGCCACATATGCATGTGTTGGTACCCTTTGGACAAAGGGGGCTCTGAGTCCGCCCCTTTGTTCCAAAAGGGGACCCACCTACACATGCGGCGGCAATGTGGATGGAAAGAGAGAAGAAAAAATGAAAGAAGAACTTGAACGACTTTTCAAAGACTGGTGTTTTGAACAGAACATCGATGAGGACGATTCAATCAGCATGCAGGACGTTTCCGATTTCTTTGACTACGTGGAGATGATGACGGACTTATTCGAGGTGTGACATGAGCGATAGATTTTTTGTGGCAATGATCCCGCCGACCGCCACATATCAGGAGAAGCAGGTCAATGTGAAAAACAGGAAACCGATCTTCTACGAGCCTCCGGAGCTGAAGGATGCCAGGGCGAAACTCGAAGCGCATCTTGCAAAGCACAGGCCGGACGTGCCGTATGAGGACGGGATCCGGCTGATCGTGCGGTGGTGCTTTCCGCTGAGCGGGAACCACAAGCACGGCGAGTACCGGACATCGAAGCCGGATACGGACAACCTGCAGAAGATGCTTAAGGATGTTATGACGGATCTGCATTTCTGGAAAGACGACGCACTCGTGTGCAGTGAGCTGGTCGAGAAGTTCTGGGCGAGCGTCCCCGGGATCTATATCGAGATTGAAGAGGTGGAATGATGGCAGTCCGTAAATGGTGGGAGTTCATAAACGACATATGGAAGTTCATCAAAAAGCATAACGAATCTCCCAGGGACTGGGACATGCTCATGCATGACGCCGCGGTCATCACGAACAGGCACGAGGTTTTTAAGAAAATCATATTTGACGTCATAGAAATTTGGCAGAACGAGGAAAGGAGAGGTTAAGACAATGATTTCAAGACATAAGGGCAAAGTCAAAATCACAGAGAGCAAGCGGATCCACTACAACAATATCGGTGAAGTGCTTGACGATATGGATGGCGCGAACGGTGCAATCACCGAGGCGCAGATCAAGGCCATCCGCGAGCTGATCGAGATTGACAAGGTTGAATACCGGAACAAGATGCTGAAAATCGCCGGCATTGCATATGAGGCAGGGCGGAAGTTCAGCTGGAACGAATTCGAGGCGTTAAAGACCGACGTCATCAAGGGCGGATTCGACGTGAGGATGTGAACATGGAAAATATTAGTTTAGTTGCATTCGTTATATGCTTCTGTGCGTGCATATCAAGCATAGAAGCCGGAAATTCTACGCTGGCGCTCGCAAATGGTGCCTTGGCGCTCGCTAATTTACTTCTTTGGGCTAAGAGGTGACGGCATGAAAGAAAATCTAAAAATCGGCGATACGGTCAAATGCAAAGACCTCGATGACATGATTCGCACGATGTACGAATTAGCCGAGACCGGCATTCAGACTAATTGGGACTGCGAGGAGATCAAGCAGGGACTGCATATCCTGCATGTGACGGAGATAGAGGAGATTAAGGCATGAGCAAGAAAGACGCAGAATTTGAGGGTTTCCTCCGCGGTCTTGAGACCGCACGGCGGACAGCCCTTGAAGTCGAACAGGACGG